TGTGTTTGCGGTGTTGTCTGTATTAACCATGAGAGAAGTATAGCACGCCACACGCGAGACGCACGCTTTTTTTTCGATTTTTAGAAAGTATTTTTGTTGATGATTTTTCAAACGCGCGTTTGAATCCAAAGTTGGCACGGCACCTGCGTAGCATGTTGCGTAAAGTGCTGATTTTCAACGACTTACGCCGAGCGGCGGGGCGCGGCGGCGTAAGTGCTTGATATTCAACGCTTTACTTCACAAGATAGTAGTCAAGATCTCCGTTCGCGTGAAGCCGCGTGACCCAACCCGCAGAGTTAAACCAAGTTATATTCTGCGCGAGCAACGAGGGCTTGCGCTTGGGAGTGTAGAGGGCAACTACGTTGAGTATAACTTCCGTTGTGCGTTGGATTATGTTCATAGATTATATTTTTATAAATTATATTTTGGTTCGTGTGATAGTATAGAAAACGAAAAGCGCACAGGCTATGATGGGGATCATTAGTAGTCTTGTGCGTGTTTGTGTTTTGCCTTGCGCGTGTAGGCGTTCTTCACGCGCAGGGCGAATGATGGACGGCAAGCGGTCTTGCGAACGCTACGTTCGATCTCGCGCGCGAAGGGGCGCGTGTCTATGGTCATTATAATTCTGCTCATGTTAGTTGACTCCGAAGGTGATTTTGTTAGTGTCTTTGAGCTTCAGCAACTCATGCGCGAGCGTGGTGATGCTGTGGCATAGGAGGTCGAGCTTTTGCTCGTGAACTTCCAGATGCTTCTGGTGAAACTCAAGAGTTTTGCCGATGAGGGTTTGGTTTTCTTTGTGATCCTTAAGCGCGTTGCTGTGCAGGACGAGCGTTTCGAGGGCTTTGATGATTCCGTCTTGTGTGTTGTTCATAGTGGTGATGATGTTAGCGTGTTAGGGTTGAAAGGTCAAGAGTTTTTCTTGAAGTATGCGGAGATGTCTTCCGCGCTTGCGGGGCGCAAGTCGTCGAGGAAGAATTTTCCGAAGATGTCGTGATGACGGACAACGGCTTGGTTGCCTTCGATGCGAACGATGCGGAAGCAACGTGTGCCAACTTTCCAGATTTGGCTTTTTTGTGGTGTTTTCTTTTTCATGTTATTAGATGGTGAATGTGGACTGAATCGCCAATCCGCACAAGTGGCCGTAGTCGTAGCCTTTCTTGTCCAGATTTTTTTTCATCTGTTCGATGCGGCGAACAGATTTGTTGATTGCCGTGCGAAGCGTTGCCGCTTCGACGTTGATGATGACAGGAAGCTCCCCAGTTTTGGTGAAGGTGATGATGTATGTTTTCATTGTTAAAAGTATAGCAGAGATGCAGTAAAAGTCAAGGGATTTTTTTATTTATTTTCTCACGCGCTTTTTCCAGACCAGCGGTTCAACCCGATCAAACTGGACTAGACAGAAAAGCCCGCCCTTGTTGGTGTAGGTGAACGTGCGCGTGGCAAGCGATGCGAACGTGCAAGCCGCCTTGTTTTTCGTGGCGAACTCGATGATCTCTCCACTGGTGTAGAATTTCTTTGTCATGCATACACTCTACCACAGCCGCGCAAAAATGCAAGAGATTTTTTGCGATTAAAAAAATATTTTTTTTGTGCTTGACACGCGAGTTGGCATGGCATCTGCGTGGCAGATTGCCTAAGCCCCTCATTTTCAACGACTTACGCCGCGCGGCGGGGCGTGGCGGCGTAAGTGCTTGATATTTAACGACTTACAACACAAAAGATTTTTGCAAAAAAAAGCTTGACACGCGCGGGGCGTGCCAAGCGTGAGAGTGTGGCGCGACTACTTCGCGGCCAAGGGTGCGACCAAGGGCTGCTCGATCTCGTCGAAGATGTTCGCGTTAGGCTTTGCCCAAGTGAAAGACGTTGAGCCTGTCGCGGGGTTGGTCACGCGCCAGTAAGCGTGTCCGCCTTCGACCGCCGCCCGATTAAAGGGCAGGACGATGAACACGAAGAACGCCGCGCTGGTTACGAGGAGGGTGAGAAGGCTGCTCATCAGAGCAACCGCCGTGGTGTATGTGTATTTATTCATTGAGTGTTTAGGTTAGATGTTTTTTTCATCGTGTGCAAGGATTTTTTCCATGCGTTCGTGCAAAAGTTTATAGACAAGGTGCGCGTCATGCACAGCGTCAACGCAATCTTTCCTCATGCCTTCCATGAGAAAATCTTTTGCGAAGAAACGCACACCATTTGATTCAAGGGCTTTTTGGATGTTGGGAGTGATCATTTTATTTATATGATCCAACAGGGATGTTAGGGGTTCCAGAGAAAACCGCTTCCAGAAAGCGATCCTCATCGAAACGCGGATTCTGTTCGGCAAAGTATTTCGCAAAGTCCAACGCGAGGACTTCAACAACTTCATATTCCGCAATGGGAGCATTTTGTTTTTCAGCGAGACGTTTGCCCAAGATTTTTGCAAAGGCTTCGAGGTGTTTTTTTGTCATGGTGTTATTGTGGTTTGTTTTAGTGTTAAGGTCAAGGGATTATTTTAGAAGTCGCGGAATCTTTCGATGCGCTCAACTTCGGAATCTCTCCAAGCATTTTCCGATTCTTCCGTGCTACCGCCCATGAGGGCGAGAGCCGCTTCGAGATGCGCCGTTTCAAGCGCGACCTCCGCAGCGATTTCTTTCATTAGTGGTGTGATGGTTGTGTTCTTAATCATGCTTCTACTATACCACAGACCTACAAAAACGCAAGGGATTTTTTTAAAAATTATTTTTTTATTTTTTTCGCTTGACACGCGACTTGGCACGCCGCTTGCCTAGCATATTCCATAACACGTTGATTTTCAACAGGTTACGTCGCGCGGTGGGGCGCGGCCGCGTAAGTGCTTGATATTTAAGGGGTTACATAGCAATTGTTCGTGGTGCTTAAGGCGTTGGCTTGGGTCGAAGATGAGAATCATTTATCATATCATGCAAACAAAAAGCGCACCAAGTGCAAGACTTGGCACGCTTCCTGCTATAGGATGAGGGCCTTACCAGCCCGCCATCCCTTGGTCGATCTCGTTGAGGATAACGTCATCGACCTTCTTTTGCAGTTCCTTGTCAGTGAACAGGGACTCCATAGGAACAGGGTGAAGGATCGAAGGAGCCTTGAAGCTCAAGACTTCCGCGTCCGTATCGTTATTCCACAGGTTGAGTGTGACGATCTCAAAGTTCATGTCGCTATCGACGTAGAATTCCGCGTCGATGTTGTAGCTTGTTCCGTTGAGGGTGAAGGATGTATTGATGTCTTTCATGCTTTTAATTTATCAGAGGTTAATGGATTGTAAAGGGATTTTTTTCGATTAGCGTAACTTTTTTTTGTTGATGTTCCACAGGTCGGTCATTGGGACGCGATGGCATTTGAATTCCAGCGTTCCCTTGCTGGTCACCACGCGATAGATTCGCACGTTCACGCCTGCGAACAGGGGCGCGCCTAGCTGACCGATCTCTTTCGTGGTGTATCTGTTCTTAATCATGTAAGCAGTATATCAGACCCTATGAGAAACACCAGAAAAATCTTTGCGGTTGAGTAAATTATTTTTGTTGATACCCTCCCCCCACTTTTTGAAAAAAATCGAACGCCTGTTTGAATTTTCGGGGGCGGGGGGGACCGTTTTCAATCTCCTCATTTTTTCTATTAATTCATTTAATTTAACCCATTGCTCTTATTACTAGTACTATTCTATATAAAAATATTTATATCAAATATATTGATATATCATATATACATATTCCTATACATACATATACAAACGATTATATTCCTATATACGTACGCCCACGCCCCACCCTACCCTTTTATAAAACCGTACAGAGAAAACACCCTAATAATAAAATAACAAATCTAAAAATTCCGTGGGGTATTTTTTTACGGATATTTTTAATTTAACTGTAGATATGATAAAGACAGAATCGTAACTTGTTAAACCGTAGAAATGAATGTAATATATATGAATGAAAGGAGGTGTTCTAATGAAAGAAGATTATAAGGCTAACCATATGGGATTGGTATTTTGTCCGTACGGAATGGTAGGGTACTACAATTTCCGTCCAATTAAAGGTGGTAGACTCAGAAATTCCTTGAAACGCAGTTTTCGTGTATTAAAGCTGTGCTCCAAGAGCATTTTGACGGCTATTTTCCTTTAATAGAAAATAAAACAATAAAAGCCCCCGTTTCGAAATAAGCGGGGGTTTTTTATTTAGTATTCTGTTACTTGTTCTGGGTATAAGTCCACATAATGCTCGCGGCAAAGGTAACGGCGCATTTCGTCGCCAAGACGTATGACTTCTGTGGCACGTTTTCCACACGGAAGTAGTGCGCCAGCACTATCATTTACTGGGACGTACAACTCGCAAGTTTTGGGCATCATAAATTCCATAATAATAATACGGAATAACACTGTAATAGTATAAAAAATTAATAAAAATAAATTAATTATCGATTTCTGGTGTAATTAAATTACATGCCTATCACAAATATAGGGAAAGTAGAACAGGAGGGTAATAACTCTCCTTTAAATGTTAATGTAGTAAACCCCACAGTAGCAATTACTAATCAATTTGAACCCGCCGCTATCGACGCCTTTGGCCGCCAAAGAATGTCAACCCCATTTACGCTCGCGGATTACAGTCATGTGTATGGAGAAGAGACTGAATTATTAGCAAAAACCAGTGGAACAAGTTCTGCCATTACTTTTGATATTACAAAAGCCAAAGCCATCTTAACCGTAGGAACTGGCGCAAATGATTTTACAATTCACCAGAGTCGCATGTATCACCACTACATGCCAGGAAAAAGTCAAATGACTCTTCAAAGTTTTAATTTTACAGGATCTAGACTTGGCACAAATAAACGTATCGGCCTATTTGATGATAATAATGGAATATTTTTCTTACAAAGCGGCGACGGCACAAAAGCAATAGTTTTAAGAAGTAATGTTTCTGGATCTGTATACGATGAAACCGTAACGCAAAACAGTTGGAATATTGACAAATTGGATGGTACTGGTCCATCACTTTTTAATTTAAATACCACACAAACACAGTTATTTGCAGCTGATTTTCAATGGCTGGGAGTAGGAAGAGTCAGGGCGGGGTTTGTTCATAACGGCGACATTATAATTGCACATGAATTTTATAATAGTAATAATAAGCCTAGTGTTTATTGGAGCAATCCAAACCTACCAGTACGTTGTGAAATTAGAAATTACTCTGGACTAGCCGCTGGAACAGACAGCTTTGATCAAATTTGCGCCACAGTAATCAGTGAGGGCGGTTACAGCGAAGCTGGTGTAGATTTTGCGGCAGTAAACACCGTGTCAAGAAGTGTTACTACAGCGGGCAAACTTCCATTAATAGCTATATCACTAAAAACTGGATATTATGGTAAACCAAACCGAAGCGTTGTTCGCGCAAACTCTCTAAATGTTTATACAGCAGATAATGCCATAAGTTATGAATTTTGGCGGCTTCCAAGTACTGGTTCAATAAGTGGCGGTACTTGGACGAGTGCAAATAATGACAGTGTTGTTCAGTATAATGAAGGCGCGACATCAGTTAATTTTACCAGTGGAACGTTAATCAATGTAGGATTTATTATTGCTGGTGGACAGGGCGCTGGACAATTTAGCTCTACTAGCGCAACAGCTTCGATCTCAAGTGCAAAGCGCGGATACATCAGCCAAAACATGGACAGCACAGATAGTAACGTATTTGTTATTGTTGCGACTGGAATCGGCGCTGGAAGTAGTAATACGCGCGCAAATATACAGTGGCGCGAAACTAGATAACTTCTATTACAAAAAGATTAATTACTATAATTATTTTTTATAATTTAGTCGGTACATATCTCTATAATTATACGCATTAGTGAAAATATGAAAATAATTTTTACCAACTATTTCAACCAAAATTCGTGGTTACCAGATGGCGGGCTTTATCCAGAATTAGCTGCATTATCTAATCATTTCGCAAAAAAACATGGTTACACCACACATTTTTTTGGGGATCCTAAGAGTATAGATATTATTAAAAATGTAGAGTATGACCATATCACAGAATTATCTCAATCAGAATTAGATAAAATTCCTAAATGTTTATGGAGTTTATCTAAATTTCTTAGTTTACAAAGTATTAATGAACCTTTTTTACATTTAGATATCGATCTAATTTTAAAAAATAATATAGACTCTAAAATTCTTAATTCCGAAATTATAGCCTTTCATACTGAAACATACGTTCTAGATAAAACAGAAAGTTTACAAAGAGCTTTTCCACTCCACCCTTTAAATAGATTCGATTTGACACCTTTATCTTATAATTGTGCGATATTTGGTGGTCAAAATTTTGAATATATTAAATCAAAAGCAAATTTTTTATTAAATTTTGTTTATGAAAACAAGGATTCTTTTGATTTTTTACATAAGTTATATACATATTATATTAAGACAAATAAAGAACATTTTTATTATCCACCAGTTTTAGTTGAACAGGTGTGGCTATACCAATTATTTAAACAAGACAATAAAAAAATTGTAAATATTCTGGGAAACCCAGGTAGTTGGAGTAGTTTATACAAAAATTCTAGAAAAAGAAGAATAGTTCATTTAATAGGTAATTATAAAATGTTTTATAAAAATCGTATTGTAAAATATGTTATGGAGTTAGGTCTTAAATATTAATATGTTAAATAATTATAATAGTTCTGTAGTAATTGTTGGCGCGGCTAAAAATGTAGAGGAATTTTTACCAACTATAATTCATAAAATAGAAATGTTAAGTAATCTTTTTCTAAAAAGTAAAATAATTATTTTTGAAAATGATAGTGAAGATAAAACTGCTGATATTTTATTAAATTGGCAAAAAAATAATAATAATGTTAATATTATTATAGAAAAAAATTTAAATTCTCCACATCGTACTCATAATTTAGCATATGTTAGAAACACATTATTAAAACATGCTTTAGAATTTAATTCTGACTATATGATATGTATAGATATGGATTATGTAAATGTGGGTTTGACTAAAGAGGGATTTCTATCTTGTTTTGATATAAATTTAGATTGGGCTGTTTTAGGAGCTAATCAATCACATGTATATTACGATTTATGGACTTTAAGAACGTATGATGATTGGATGCCTTATGATTGTTGGTCATGCGTACATATTGATGGCAAAAGTATAGATGAATGTATTCTACAAAAATTTCATAATATTCCTATTGAAACGCCGCCCATAAAAGTAAAGTCTTGTTTTGGTGGATTAGCTCTATATAAAACAAAATTTTTGCATGGATGCCAATATAATGGCATATTAAATAATAGTAAATGGCAACAACAATGTGAACATATTGGTTTAAACCAGGGTATTGTAGCGAATGGTGGTAATATTTATATAAACCCTAAAATGATAAATTTTTAAAAAATTATTTATATATAAAAAGTCTAATTCTATAAAGATAGTTTATATTCTAAATAGCTAGTGTAATACCATATACTGTATGAATGTTGTTATTGGAGGCAATCAAAGTTTAATTTTTAGTTCTGGAGCGAACAATATGGTAGCATTTCGCCCTGCTTTTTGGCCGACCGACGTGCCGGGTTTATCCTCGTGGTTTAGTGCGGATTATGGCGTTTATACGAATGTTAATAATTTAGCACAAAATGGTGGTTCAGTTAGTCTTTGGACTAGTCGCATTAATAGTATTACTTTGCAACAAACTAGTAGTAATAAACAGCCTACATTTTTTAATGGGGGTGTAAAATTTGATGGGGGTGATGTGCTAGGAGGTGCGAATCCAAGTGCTTTAAATAGTCCATTAAATTATTATCTAGCTATAGATTCTATTTCTGTTAATAATATATTAACTAATTTACCCCCTGCAGTAATAATAAAACAATCAAGTGCGAATCCAGGAATTGCACCATATGTTTTTTCAGTAAATTATACTGGAATTCTTGCCGCAGCAAATCCAGATAATCAATATATTACTTCGAATGTTAATAATAAAAAAACTGCTATTGCATGTATTTTTTTAAATAATGATGAGGCAATTATTAAAAATGGTAATTTAGATGAGTACGTTGCTAGTCTTGGTCAAGCAGGAAATACGGAAACATCTTTTTTCGTAGGTAGTCATAATAATACATATGGCAGCCAGTTTCTGAAAGGGACTATTTATGAAATTCTTGTTTATGCTGGCACAGAACATACAGTTGAACAACAAAATTTAGTATTACAATATTTAGCAAATAAATGGGGATTAACACTATGACACATAACTTTTACAAATCAACTCCAGAAATATACGCACAAGTGCAATCCTGCGTTGACACGGAATTATATAGTAAATATATAGAAAATGGTAGTGCCACGCACGTACTTCCAGTTGAAATCGAGCCAATGTCTGATGGATTAATTTATATTGCTATCAAATTATCAATTTGCGAAGATCCTGCAGCGGAAATCTGTATCAGTCAATTGACTCAAATAACTGAGGACGAATACATGATAAAATTACTATAATATTTAATATATAAAAAATAATGCCTTCGAATTCGATTCATGATAAAGTATGCACACTTTGCGGCCATAGGTTATCACTTGAAAAGTTCTCAATAGATATACATGGTGATGAAGGATTTTCATTTTATTGTAAATTATGTGAAAAACGATTGGTTAGAGAGCTTAAAAAAATAAAAAAACAAAAAAATCATAAGACAGGAATTAAAAAGTGTCCAAGCGCCAAAAAGTGTAATTAATAGTAGTGTTAATTTGTGGTATAACATGAAAAAAAAACAAGAAAAAACCCGTGACGTTTCTCCATATACTGAGAAGAAAAAAACAAAAGTAACCATAGATCTTAGTATCCGTGAATTGCCTTGGACCGATAAACAAAAACAGTTTATTGACTTAGCCTTGCACAAAGATACTAAAGTAATTATTCTAAAAGGTGTTGCTGGAACTGCTAAAACTATTTTGGCCGTTTATAGCGCTTTACGCTTGATTAAAGATAAAAAAGCTAGCGAAATATATTATAGTCGTGTTCCAGTTGAGGCGTCTGTTCATGGTATTGGTTATATAAAGGGTACATCAGAAGAAAAAATGTCCCCATATACACAACCATTAGTAGATAAATTAAACGAGTTACTTCCAGTTCCACACGTTAAGTCTCTAATGATGGACGAAAGAATTATTGGCGTTCCTTTAGGATTTCTTCGTGGACTTAATATCTCTAATGCTACATTTATTATGGACGAGGCGCAAAATTGCCGTGTTGAAGACTTTCTTCTAGTTATGACTCGTATGGCAACATTTTCCACTCTTTTTATTTGTGGAGATGCTCAACAATCCGATATTAAACAAAGTGGTTTTTGTAAGGTTTATGATTTATTTGATACAGACGAATCAAAAAATAACGGAATCCATACGTTTGAATTTGGAAAAGAAGACATTGTCCGTTCTGAAATATTATCCTATATAATTGAACAGTTTGAAAATTTAAAAAAATAATTAACCGTAAATTTTCACGATATCAACGGGGATATCTAGATAATCTTTTACGTTATTAAGTAATTTAGTTGGGCAAATCTTTTGGACCTTACGATATTTCCTGTTATCGTCTGGCCAATTATTATAATTATATAAAAAAGCATATTTATATAATATGCTATTGGCATTTTGCGCATATTCTTTATAATCAAATAATTTATTATTTTTAATAATTTTATATGCGCGTTTTTCACAATCTAATTCTAGATTCATTAATGCCAATAATTCTTTTTTATACTTATCTGGCTTTATTAATATTTGACTATATGTAATATCATAATCACAATAGTTATTCCATATTTTAGTGTCGTCACGCCACTGTAAAAAATGTGCATACTCATGAATAAGTACTCCGAACCATTCTGTTTCTTTTAATCCGCCTTTCGCCACTTTAATAATTGGATTATCGTTGGCATCCATATAAAAAAGCCCAGAACATTTACTTTTCCCACCGCAATAGCGACCTTTAACAAATACTACCTTACCATCTAAATCTTTTAAGTCCTCTTCGACTATTTTAAGGACTTCAGAATTATTAAGTGACATCGATAGTAATTTACACTGTAAAATTATAAAAGTATTAATCAAAAGAGATTTTTGAATTTCTTGTGTAAATCACTCATAATAAGTGTATGAAATATTTTTGTTCAAAGTGCGGGAAGACTACTGCATATAATTTAAACTTACCAAAATTCTGTTCGGCATGTGGACAATCTTTTGCTAGTACCTCTTCTAAATCCATTCCTACTAATATAAATAAAAATGAATTAAAATTCAAGGAAAATAATAAACCAATTAATATTGAAGATGATATTCTATATAATAGCAATGGCCATAATTTAGATGATAATAAATATATAAATCCAGCTAATTTTAAAAATATTAAACCAGCATTTAAAATAGATTTATATAAACCACTTCAAGATACATTTGGCTCGTTATTAGATAATCCATCCAAACCATTGGAAAATAATGATTTAAAATTTAATAATATAAGCAAATCAAATGAAGAAATCTTAGCGGAATTTAAACAGGAAGCTGGATCTTTAAGAATAAACCAATAATTCATGCCCAGCAAAAAAAAAGTTACGAAATATTCTTTTGAAGACTCTATTGATATTATAGACTCAGAAATAAAAAAAAGAAAACATCGTTGGCATTTAACTGCTATAGCTTGGATGGATTTTGAGGATGTGTCTCAAAGAATTAGGATTCATATTTATAAAAAATGGTCGAAATGGGACCAAAATCGTCCATTACGCCCATGGTTAAGTCAGGTGATCAATCACCAAATGACTAATATGCTGAGAAATCACTATTCAAATTTTTCAAGACCGTGTTTAAAATGTGTATTTAATACTGGTGATTATGGTTGTTCTATATATGGGACTCAAAATAATAGTTGTAAAGATTACAAAAAATGGGAGAAAAATAAAAAATCTGCATATGATGTAAAATTTCCTTTAAGCATACATAGTCCGAATCATGATAATCCAGAAACAACATTGGAAAGTGTATTACATAATACTGAAAATGATTTTAATATAGAAAATATAATCCCTGTTTTTAACGAATTAATGAAAAAATCTTTAACAAACATTGAATGGAAAATCTATGATTATATGTTTATACAAAATTTGAATGACCAGGAGGTAGCTAAAAAGATGGGTTATAAATTAAGTCTAAAAGAGGGTCGTCCAGCATATAGACAAATAAGTAAAATTAAATCTAAAATTTTGCAAAAAGCAAGGCAAATCGTAAAGGAGATTTTATAATGGATGATATTTTAATATTAGAGCAACAAAATAGATTAAAAGAAATTTTAAAAAAAAATCCAGAAGCTACTCTTACGGAAATTACCGCTTATACTTATAATAATGAAAATATAGATAGTCGTAGTAAGGAGGGGCGTATTGTTAAAAAATTTCTATTAGATAATAATATTGAATATAAAAATCGTTCAGTATTTCAAAGAGACCGTATCGAATTAACCAAAGAACAGCATGAATTTATAGAAAATAATTATAAAAATCAGCACTATTTGGATATGGCTAAAATATTATTTAAAAATAATAATTTAACTCATTTAAATCTAGAGGCACGTGAAGTCAATAAATATGTAGAAATAATTCAGAAGAAAGACCCTACATATTTAGAGATGAATACTTATGTCCCAAAGGAGCGAAATAATCCAATTGGAGAGTATTTTCCTCCGCGTAGGTCTGATCAAACCCTTTATAGAATTAATAGATATTTAAATTTAGGATGGGAATTAGAAAAATTAAAAGCCATACAAATAAAACAGGTAGATACTCTACAAAGATATTTAAATACTTTTAGTTTTTGTTATCAAATTAATACTTATAGACGAGATGACGATAGAAAATTATTTGAAGATGCTTTTATACGTTACACATATGATAAAGAAGACTTAACTCAGGAAGAGTTGGATCAATTTATTGTATTATGTACAGAAGTTGTTACTGCGTCCACTATTCTTCAGCAAGTAGAGGACTTACGTCAAACATTAAGACAGGCAAGTGAAGAGGAAGAGGGTCGTAATATTAAAATGCAACTTAATGAAGCTATTAGTAACTTGCAAACAGAGTATAACCAGTGTAGGGGTCGTCAAAATAAATTATATAAATCCCTTGTAGACGATAGATCTAAAAAGATACAAGAACGTAAGCAGGAGAACGCAAGTATTTTAAATTTAGTTCAGGCATGGAAAGACGAGGAACGTCGTAAGAGTATTATTCATCTAGCCGAAGCCCAAAAGCAAAATTTAGAGGGCGAAGCTAGACGTCTGTCCTCTATGGACGAGTTAAAAGCTGTAATCCGTGGAATTGATATAGATGAAATGGTACATAGTTAATATAATTATATATGGATAATAATAAAATGTATTTAAAATGCAAGGTTTGTGGAAATGATTTTGGTTTTTTCACAGATCTAAAAGATCATTTGAGAAATTACCATAAGTTATCTGCTAAAACTTATTTCGAATCTCATTATCGGCGTATTGATCGTTTAAATGGCGAGAAATTAGAATATAAAACTTTTGATCAATATACAACCTGCGATTTTAAAGATAAAAAGAATTATAAAAGCTGGTTAAAGACTTTAAGTAAAGAAGAATGTGCTGATTATTTTAAACATAAATTATTACAATATACAAGATTAAAAAATTTAGAATACGCCCCATCTCAAGTTGAATGCCAAACAATCGGTTGTTTAATTCCAGTTAGTAGTATGGAAGGATTCTCGGGACTTACATATAATCAAATATGTGAATCAATAAATTTAAAAATAAAATTTAATTATATTAAAAAAGATATTACTTTAACTCCTATTGATCAAATAATTATAGATACACGCGAGCAAAAGCCGTTTAATTTTAAAGATAAAGTTGTTATCGAATCAAAATTAGAATATGGAGATTATTCTGTACATCCAAATAATAAATTATCAGTAGAACGTAAAAGTCTCGCAGATCTTTTTGGTACACTAAGTGGCGGACGCGAAAGATTTGAAAAAGAAATTCAACGTGCTAAAAAAATTAATGGTTATATTGTTGTGGTCGTAGAATCTACTTTAAATAATATGCTATATCAAAAACAAAAATTTTCTAAGGCTTCGGGAGATTTTATTGCTCATAATATGCGCCAAATTTTAAGAAATTATAATAATATACAATTTGTATTTTGTGATGGGCGTCAAGAAGCTATGGAAAAAACTCTTCATATTTTAGAAATGGATACGCAAGCATTTAGTATAGATTTGCAATATTATTTTGACACAACATGGCACTCATTGTAGGAAATCAAAAAAAATCTAAGCCATTAGCTAACGTCAATCAAGAGTTACTCAATTTAAAGGGTGACTTAACTGACGAAGAAGCGCGGATTAGTCTTGCCAAATTTTTAAGATATAATCTTGGTTTTACCACGGAGTTATCATTAGGTTTAACCTTAGAAGCTTATCAAGAATTAACACTTAACTCTTTTTTTAATAGAAACTATTGTATGTTAGTATGGGGTCGTGGCGGTGCAAAGAGTTTTTGTGCTGCAATATATTGTATTCTTAAATGCATGTTAGAGCCTGGGACTAAAATACTTATTGCATCTATTAACTTTCGTACTAGTCGTCGTGTTTTTAATGAAATTGAAAAATTCTTAATGTCTCCAGAGGCAGCACTTGCGCGACAATGCTTTGGTCTAAAAAGCAAACGCAATGACCAGTACGAATGGCAAATAAATGGTGGAAGTATTACAGCCATCCCACTAACTGGAGAAAAAATTCGTGGTATTCGTGCTAACGTACTTATTCTAGATGAGTTTTTACTATTACCCCCAGATATTATTGATAATGTTCTTATTCCATTTTTGAGTTCCCCCAGAGATGTCGGAGAACGTATTCGTATTAGAAAATTAGAAGATGAATTAATTAAAAAAGGTTTATTAAATTCTGATAATAAGCATATATTTGAAAATACATCTCAAATGTTATGTTTGAGTTCTGCTAGTTATACTTTTGAGCATTTATTTCGCGTTCATCAACAATGGTCACACTTAGTAGAGAATCCAGACGAACAAGATTCTAAAGAGGGGGAACTTCCTGGAACATATTTTATTTCACAATTAAGTTATGAAGCGCTACCACAACATATGGTAGATCAAGGAGCTATCCAAGTTGCTAAAAGTGGCGGAAGTTCTCACCATTCATTCCTTCGTGAATATTGTGCGCGTTTTATTGACGGTGGGGACAGTTATTTTTCACCTAAAAAAATGTACGGATGTACAATTCCAGATGGAGAATATCCAACTACAAAAGTTATAGGAGATATGGATAAAAAATATATACTATCTGTCGATCCAAACTTTAGCTCATCTAAAACTGCTGACTATTTTGCAATGAGTGTTATTGAATTAGACGAAGAAAAAAAACAGGGCGTACTTGTTCACGGATATCAAGCGGCAGGATCTTCGCTACAGGATCACATTAAATATTTTTATTATTTATATAAAAACTTTAATATTGATTTAATTGTTATTGACCATGCTGGTGCAGATACTTTTATAGATGCAGTTAATAACTCTGAATACATGAAAGCGGCAAATCGTAAAATTGGTTTTATAGACTTTGACTCTGATAAAGAAAATGAAGATTATACTAGCATGGTAAAAGATTGTGCCCGTCAGTATAATAAAGATTTCGGAACAATTTGTGTTAAACAATTCTTTACTTCGGCATTTTTAGGTAGAGCTAACTCATATTTACAAACTTGTATTGATCATAAAAAGATTTGGTTCGCCTCGCGCGCGAGCAATCATCCAGATATTCTTGAGAATATATTTTCTATGAATCTTCCAATGGAATATATTTATCCAAAAGGTATCGGGGAAAAGGCTGATAATGAATACGAAACAAAAAAATTAACAGTAAGAGAATTTATTGAACAGCAGGATTTTATTATACAAGATACTAAAGATCAGTGTGCAAATGTAGAGGTGAGTACTACTTCAAGAGGAACTCAGAGTTTTGATTTGCCGTCCCATCTTAGAAAGTCAACAAGTATTAATCGTGCTAGAAAAGATAACTATACCACCCTAATGTTAGGTAATTGGGGAGTAAAAATTTATTTTGATTTAATGGCTCCAGAAAATTTTATTAAAAAAAATGTACAATTTGTTGCGGAACTTATCTAATAAATAAGATTTTGGTGTAATAAACTATTATAATAAATTATGGCGAATACTAAAAATGTAAAATTTCCAGAGCCAGAGATGATTGAAGGTTCGGTAAAATATAATAATTCTATTGAAGTAAAAGCTAGTCGTGGAGAATCGACTTCTTCTATGAGAAGGAATCGTTCTACAACTATTTCTAGAACTGATAAATATTCTAATATCGAAGGCGGGGTAATCCCATTCACTTATGGTGGTGGACATGGTCGATATAATTCTAATATTAGTATTCGTGATACCATTATTCTCTGTCAAAAAGCCTATTACAATTTTTCAATTTTTAGAAATACAATTGATTTAATGACTGAGTTTAGCTGTTCACCTATTTATTTTACAGGTGGAAATGAGCAATCTCGTAAGTTCTTCCAAGCATGGGGTGACAGAGTTAATTTATGGAAATTACAGGATATGTTCTTCCGTGAATTTTATAGAAGTGGTAATGTCTTTTTATATAAATTAAATGCGGCATTTACAAAGCAAGACATGCGTGTTATTTCGGATTTAATTACTACAGAGGCGCGCGCAGGCGAGGTTCCTATTCGCTATATAGTTTTAAATCCTGCTGATATTCAAGCTATTGGATCGGCTTCATTTATTAGTCCTAAATATATTAAAATATTAAATGATTTTGAAATGCAAGTTTTGACAAATCCTAGCTCTGAAGAAGATAAAGCATTATCAATGCGAGTTAAAAATATCAAGGATCTACAGGATAAAACTAATATTAGTATGACTAATCAGTATATGGTTTTTGAATTAGAACCCGAAAGATTTATTCCAGTATTCTATAAAAAGCAAGATTATGAGCCATTTGCTATTCCTATGGGATTTCCAGTTTTAGAAGATATTAACTGGAAACAAGAATTAAAAAATATGGATATGGCTATTAGTCGTACTATTCAACAAACCGTACTTCTTGTAACGATGGGTAACGATGAGATTGGTATGCCAACCAAAGAACAGATAGGTACTCTTAGGAAAATATTTGAAAATGAAAGTGTTGGTCGTATTCTCGTCACCGATTATACTACGAATATTAAATTTATTATTCCAGAAATTGGACAGATTCTTGATCCTAGAAAATATGAAGTAGTAGATCGTGATATTCGTTATGGTCTTAATAACGTACTTTTTGGTGAAGAAAAATACGCTAATACTAGTACTAAAATAGAAGTCTTTCTTTCTCGCTTAAAACACGCGCGCGAGACTTTTATGAACGAATTCTTAATTCCAGAAATGAAGAAGATTAGCAAAGATTTGGGCTTTAAAAATATTCCAACTCCAAGATTTAAAGATGCTGATTTCAAGAGTGATGTAAATTTAACACGTACTTATTCTAGGCTTATTGAACTCGGAGTTTTAACTCCAGAAGAGGGTCTTACCGCTATTGATACTGGACGTTTGCCACTTCCAGACGAGAGTATTAAATCTCAAAAAGAATTTATTAAATTACAGGATGAGGATGGGTTATATCGTCCGCTTTTAAATAAACCACAAATAGGTGCTGGCGCTAGTGCCGCTCCAACTGGTCGTCCAGCTGGAACAGGAACTCCACAAACTACGAAAACTCCTGGAAAAATTGGTGTAAAAGCTAGTGAAGAAAAACCCAAAGTAAATGCAGATCTTGTTGCTAAAAATTTAATAAAATTTGATCAACTTGTAGAATCAGTTGGTACGTATTTAAAAGAAAAATATAGTAGAAAAAATCTTTCTAAAGAGCAAAAAGATATTATTAAAACTGTAGCCGAAACTATAGCTACTAATGAAAATCCAAAAGATTGGTCAAATAAAATTGAAAATTATATTAACAAACCAGTAGAAATAACTGTAAATATGAATGAAATTCAAGCTATTGCTGAAGAATATGGTGTAGATTATAAAACAGCAATTCTTCTTTATCATAGTAGAATAGAATAAATATGGCTAAAAGTTTAATACGTAAAAATCAACTACATCCAGATATTGCTGATTTAATTAGCGGTTATGGTAATGATTTTTTTATTACTCCAGATGAGTTAAACTTTGTTATTAATAGTTATCAATCTGGTCAAAATGTCGTATATACCACTGGTAATCAAATAATTGGTGATAAAAAAACTTTTAGTTCTGAGGTTATCGCCCCAAATTTAGTTTATAATACTGGTAACCAAACAGTTAGTGGTATAAAAACTTTTACATCTAGACCCTTTTTTAATGGAACGGGTTTAGCCACTACTGGGGATATTATTTCTGCTAGTAGTAATATACTACAAAATGGGCAGGATGTAGTAACTTTTTTAAATGGTGTTTATTTTCCATATCAACCAGCTACAATTACTCTTGCGGGATATTCGCTAAGAGAACTCGGAGTTACATTTTCAAATGTTCCATATGAAGTAACAATAAATCAAAACCAAGAGACTTCTATATCTAATCTAGAGCTTTTTAGTGGAAATAGCGTCTTAAGAACAATTGCGAGTCCCAACTTGGGTACGTCTACATATTATATAACTCCTACTACATTATCATTAAATAGTTCGGTAAATTTAAGTGCAAGGGTGACTATAGGTAATAAAGGAACTCCGATTGGTATAACTAGCACTCAGAGTGTTCAATTTGTCGCACCAAATTGGCATGGCGAGGGTGCTAATGGAATTAATGCCGTCCAATCTATGCGCTACTCTTTAAATACTCGGGGTAGTAGAGTATTGACCTTTAATACAGTAAATAATCATTTCTATTATGCTTATCCTGATGATTGGGGACTATTAACATCAATTATAGATCCAAGTCAATTTAATATTATAACTTCATGGTCTAATAGAACTGCAAATTTAATTTTACAAGATGGTGTAACATCTTATACATATAGAATATATCAATCAATATATCCGTCAACAAATACTAGCTTTATTATGACTTTTAATTTTTAATTATGGGTATACAACTTTCAACAAATTTTGACCTTCCATCACGAATACCTTTAGATTCGAGATATGTAGTTGAGACGTATAGCCAATTAACGGGTTCAGCATTTAAATATGCTGGGATGCAAGGATATGTGACTCAAACTCAAAAATTATATTTTTTAGAAGACTTTAATTCAAATAAATGGAGTCAAGTAATTACTACTGGAGCGGCCCCAAATCCTGATGCGCCAGTAGGTGTTAAGTCAATTATAAATACAACATATTCAGAACTAACTGGTTTGAAAGCTAATAATGCATTAGCACCAGGACAATATTATAGAATATCAGATTTTCATCTTATGTGGTGGAACCAATCTTTAAATGACAAAACAGTCAAATCTGGTTTGGCTCCAGAACCACTTATTGTTTTGGCTACTAGTGGCAATAAAATATTACATCAGGCAATATCGGAAATATATCCTCAAGATACAGTTTATTATGATATAGATGCTAGTGGATCTTACTCATGGGGACAAATTAATAATAATTTAGGGATATCTGGTTTTAAAGGCTGGATTTATAGAAGAATAGACAATAAATTAAACATAGATATAGGTTGGGATTGGCGTAATATTACAGTTAATTGTTGCAGACCAGATTCAAGTTCCGTTGCCGTATATGATACTGGAATTACTTATAATATGTTTAATGTTGTTAAATCTGATGGGGGGAATAAGTTATATTACTCATTAACAGATAGAAATTTAAATAATCCATTGCTGGCAAGTAGTGCAGGTTATTGGTCAGCAGTTACTGCTAGTTCATATGAACTTACTACATATTATCCGACTGATGAAGAATTCGGATTCAGAGCTTATTGTAAGACTGGTTTACTTATAAATTTGCCAGCAGATACTGGTACAAGAATTCAACAACCTACATTCACAAATAGTGTCACTAGCCAAGGATCTTTTAATATAAATAAAAACGTTTATGATATTGAAATCAAAGGAGGGTGGTGTAATGTATTTTATAATGGCGATAACTCATCTTTTAATAGAGTAAAAATTGCTCATAATTGTTATTTAAATTTAATAAATTGTGCTACATTGTTTACATATAATAATATAGGATTTAATTTTATTCGAAATGTAGTTCAAGCCAGTAATATGATAGGTAATACTATAGGTGATACTTTTAGTGCGAATGTTATTTCAAATTTTCAATCCAATATAATTGGAATTGGTACCACTGCCAACCTGTTCGGCCAAATTTTTAATAATAATCAAACTAATAGTATTTTAATTAATTGTAGTTTTGGTACTAATTTTAATAATAATATTTTAGGAAATAATATAAGATATAATAAATTTGGAGTATCATGTCAATTGAATACGATTGGAAATAATTTTCAAAATAATACTATTGGAAATACTTTTCAAAATAATACTATTGGAAATACTTTTCAAAATAATACTATTGGAAATAGTGGTCAAAATAATACTATTGCAAATAATTTTGTCTATAATACTGGAAGTGGAGCACCGATGAAATCGAATACAATTGAAGATAGCATATCAGCATGTAATTTTAGTAATAGTTCGCACATATATTCTGGAACGTATAACAAAAGAATTTTTAGAAATTCAAGCGGCGCTGTTCGTTTGAGTTATTTTAATGATAATGATCAACTAGTAGTTACAGACGCAACTTGATAGTGTAATAGAGTATATATTAAAAACTAATAAATATGCCCACAACAATTCATATAACAAATCGTGCCGCTAATTATATTACCGTTACAGTCGGTGATAATAAAGTAACTAATGGATCGAATTTATTAGCTGCTTATGCGCAAGCAAAAGCAACATTACCAAATGGTAATTCCCTTTCTGATACGAATAGACTCTCGCTTATTTTGCCACCAGCAATTTACGATTTTGGCACACAAAGTTTAATTCTTGATACTCAATATATAGATATCATTGGTTCAACTTCAGATAGAAGTAAACATTATATTACGAGTAATGTTGCTGTTATTAATCGCGGAACAGTGCAACAAACTGCAAATGACGTAAAATTATATAATTTAACTATAGAAAATACTAATACTACTTATGTTAAAAATTTAAGTGAATCAGATCCATCGTCTTATTTTCCAAATACAAATTTAAATCTTGCATATTTAGAAAATATAGAATGTAAAGGAACTACTGCAGATATAAATTATGGTTCAAGTGGAGTGGCATTCTCAATGAGAATTGGTATTGAGTATAGTGGAATTTTTAAAAATTGTAAAGCTGGATCTTATTCATTTGGTTCGGGTGGAAATGCTTCTGGGCGGTTTATCGATTGTAATGCAGGAAAACTTTCATTTGGTTCTGGAGAATCAACCGCTAGTGGTTATTTTGAAAATTGTATTGGTGGCGATTGGTGCTTTGGTGGTGGGTCAACTAGTGGAGAGGGATTCACATCTACATCTGCTTATTTTTTAAATTGTAAAAGTGGAGATAATTCTTATGGTTTTAGTGTTTCAGAAGGAACTTTTATAAATTGTATTGGAAAAGGTCAATGTTTTTTCGGTACTCTAGCTTCTAATGGTACATATATTAATTGTACTGGTGGACAATTTTCATTTCTTAGTAACTTAAATGGAATATTACAAAATTGTGTAATTACTGATGAAGAGTTAACCTCTGGCTGATAAATATATGTCAAATCAAATCTTTTATTATTCTAATTCTGGTACCACATCTGGACAAAAATTTTATATTGATCATCCTAATCAAAGAATAGTTCTTGAGGGATTAGAATTAAGAACAAATAAAGCACTATTAGCTCCAAATTTATTGACTATTAATGCAACTCAAACAATCAGTGGCGATACAAAGTTCCTATTGCGTCCAAATGTAAATGGAAGTGGAGTTCTTTTAAGTGGTGAAGCTTCGTCCGCTGGAGCTAATGTTTTTTATACAACTGGCGATCAAACGATTAGTGGAATTAAAACTTTTACAGGAACAGTAAATATAAATTCTGCAAGATTTGTAAACCTTCCAACTATTAATGGAACTGGAGTTCTTTTAAGTGGTAATAAAACTATTGTTTATACTACGCAAGATCAAACTATTAACGGCACTAAAACTTTCGTATCTAATACAGTTCTTTACTCTGGCGTTAACGTCACATTTAATAAAGATGCAAATGTGGTATTTTCTGGAACGCCGACTTTTAATTCTGGAATTAATTCTAATATTTTATTTAATACTCAAACAAGTGCTTTTAATTTTGATAGCACTATGAATGGTAAGATGATACTTGTTAATTCTGCTACTCCTATTAATGCTACTTTACCAGTCGGACTACAAGAGGGCTACAATGTTAGTCTAACGCAAGTTGGCGCTGGAAAAATAACTATTGCCGCGACTTCTCCCGCGTCTCGCCAACAAAGATTGGGATTATATAGTAGTGCTGGACAGTACGCAGTTATTTCATTAATAAATACTGGAAATAATGGATTTCTACTATACGGAGATTTAAATTAATGCTTAGTAATTACGTAGGAAATGCTGGTAGTTTAACCAGAGAAGTTGGTAGAATATATTGGAAAAAAGCTTTAGGATCAGAATGTCCATTAGAAATTTATAATAATAAAGTATATATGGATTTTACCCAAAGTAATCCAGGTGGATATATATATAATTTTCCAAGTGGTCCAAAAACTCTTCAAGTTGGTCAAAGTTTAAATATTACTTGTGATTTTGCACTATATACTGGAAATTCAATATCTGAAGGATGCTATTACTCCAAAGATGGTGCTATTAGATTTGGATTATTTAATTCAAATAATTATCCAGTAACTATAGATGGCCTATCTAATAGTGGACAATTATTTCGTAATTACGAGGGATATATTACAACTTTGAGTACAAGCAAGATAAAATTTAGTGGTACTTGTGTTCCACAGCTTAAAAGTGGTGAAACTTTTGATGATGATACTGCATTTGCAATTAGAGTTAGATATAAAGATCCTACTCCATATGATGGTACAAATCCAACGGATTTAAGTGGTTATGGAAGATTAATTAATTCAATTGGAAATGTATCTTCTTATAGTCCATCTGGTTTATCACCTACTGGTTTAAATGCGCCTATTTCTGAAGCTAATAAGCCTCTTTCGGTAAGTAATGCTGAATCTATAAATAATGGTATTACTTACTATAAATATTCTTTAACAGTAAATAGAATAAATACGACAGGTTGTCGTATTACATCTTCAGTTAAAAGTGGGGAGTCATTTATATGCACGACAACATATACCCATAATTTTAATAATATTCCTAATAGTAATTACTATACATTTGATAATTTTGTTTTTAGATGTAATAGTAGTACTGTAGAGCAAGCTATTATAAAAGATTTAACTATTACGTAAGCTTAAATATTAAATATCCAGCTTAGTAATAATAGTGTAATTATAGGATAATTATATGAATCCTGCCATTTATAATTTACCGACTGGGTACCGTGGTGACACTTACGGGCCTATTACTTTTCGTTTTTATAATAATTCGGGCAGTGGTATTAATTTGAGTGGTGTTTCTGGCGCACTGCAAGTCAGACAGGCGCAAGATTTACCAGTTGTTGTCCAATGGATAACCGCTGATAGTTCAATGAGAATTAGTGGTAACACAGTAACACTTTTACCGCGTTCTGGCAATTGTATGCGCATGATGCCAGGAATTTATTCTTATGATTTACAATTAGTATCTGGCGCTTCTACTCGAACGTATTTAAAAGGAACACTTCCTATTGATGGAGATATAACTAGCGTATAATATGTCCGATGATATTTATATTAATATAGATGATGAGCAGCCCAAACCAGTTGATGTAGTTCAGGTTGAGTTTGATAAACAGGACGTTTATATAGACGTTCAGCAGGATTACTCACCAGTTTTGGCGGTTAATGGTAAAATTGGATATGTAACTATTAATAACTCAGACATAGGATTAAGTAATGTAGAAAATGTTAGTATTACCGGTGCAAGTGGAATTTTACAAACACAAATTAATAACGCTGTTTATACCACTGGTGATCAAACCATAGGCGGTTATAAAAATTTTAACTTAGGACTTCAATATAAAAATTATGAAGTGGCTACGCTTAATGATGTTAACCAAATTATCGGTGGATATAATATTACTGGTTATCAAAATAAAATATCTACAGGTATTGGTTATGCAATCTCAGATCCAAGATATATCAATAGTATAGGTGGTTCTGGTTATATGGATGCGCTTGTTTCTGGATATTTTTACAAAAAATCTGAAAATAAATATATTAAAATGGGACCTGCTAGTCCATATATATGGACAGAATATAATAGACAATCAGATGGTAAATTAGAAATTTTATATAAACAATTTGAGAATGATACTCCAATGACTTTATATAGATCTACTTTTAGTTTTGTTTCAATGGGTGGTGTTCGCCCACCATGGGATCCGATTGTTGAATGGGAAAAGGTCTTCGCACAAACTCCTTACACTGGTGTTCCTAAATTTTATCCCTCACAAAATTTAGAAAATATTATTAATTTACAAGCGGATAAACTTTCTTCTACGCCATCTTCAACTAATGTCGTACAAGAATATATAGTTCAAACTCCATATCAGACAACAATTGGTGGTTATGGATACCAATTAACTAAAGATACACAGGCTCCAGAAGCAAGTTATGATTCATGGTTGATGTTAAGAGATTCAATCTATGATAGAACATATAATGGAACGGCGATACCATTATCTGCTGTTTTTAGTCAATTATTAGAATTTACATCTGTAGTACCACAATCATCTACCTCAATTGGATCTCGTGGGGCAGTTGCTTATGATGGGGTATATATATATATTTGTGTAAATTTAAATACATGGAGAAGGGTCGCAATAGCAAATTGGTAATTTTATGCCTTTAAATAATCAAATTATAGTTCCTAAATACGTTACTGGAAGTAGTCAATATCAAGAGACTGTATTGACCCCACTGGAAATTTCTGCGGTTGGCACTACTGGAAATCAAACTATTAGTGGTGCAAAAATATTTAGATATGATACTAATCAAACCTTTAGAGTCAATAATAAAAATAATGATTCTTCGCAAGGGTATATAAATATTAATGAATACAATGCTCAATGGGGTTACGGATCTAATTCAATATATTCTGATTATTTTGGTAATACAATAAATGGTTTTCTATTTCTTAATAATGATTTAATTTCTAATCGTGATTTGTATGGAAATTATTTATATATAAATGGTATATTTGATCAAGAAGACTCTAGCAGTATATTAGAAATGCATTCGGGTTCTATTGTTTTGAAGCCCAATGCTGCTGGAGGAATTGGTTATGTGAGTATAGAGCCACCTTATCCACAGTATAGTCCTTTTGTAGAATTACGCGTCCAAGGGAACGCCTATGCGCGCAATTTAGTTTATAATACTGGAACACAAACAATTAGCGGCGAAAAAACTTTTGCGTCACGCCCAACTGTAAATGGAACTGGAGTACTCTTAAGTGGTGAAGCTTCAGCCGTAACTTTACCGACTACAATTCTTTATACAACTGGTAATCAAATTAAAAGTGGTCGTTTAATCATTGGTGATGATGCAACTAGCATAGTAGATCCAAATTCTACATATACACTAAGTCTTCAGACGAATAGCCCCCGAACTTGGTTGGAAATTTTAAATAATAGTGGTGCTAATAAAGGAGTATTTTTTGGAATAGAGGGTAATGATTTTGAACAATATAATTGGCAAGGTGGAGATATAAAATTCTTTACTTCCCAAAATCCTTCTGCTGGAACTGAGAGGCTAAGAATCACAAAGTCTGGGAATGTTGGTATCGGAACTAACTCCCCATCTGAGAAATTAGAAGTAGCTGGAAATATTATAGCAAATAATTTGGTTTATAAAACTGGAAATCAAACAATTAATGGTAACAAAGATTTCTACGGTGAAGAAATTTTATTCTCTGGACTTAATGTAATTTTTGCTGATAATACTGGAGTATCGTATGGTAATTGGCAATTTAGTAATCGCCCAACTGTAAATGGAACGGGAGTTCTTTTAATTGGTGAGGCATCCGCTGGAACCATATCTAATGTTGTTTATACAACTGGTGATCAAACTATTAGCGGAATTAAAACTTTTGTAGATGATACTGTATTTAGATATAGAATTAGTGTCGGGGATAATATAGCTGTTACTACCCCAGTAATACAAATATATGATGAGGCGGGAAGTGGATATAATCAAATACTTTGGGGAAATAATTATTTAAATTTTTATAATTACTCTGGTGGGAATGGTAGATATTTAGCCTATGATTTTAGTGCAGATAAAGATAATACTCTTCAAACAATTGCTGTAGATAGTCGTGTTGTTCATAATTTTGGAAACGAAACAATCAGTGGTGTAAAAACCTTCAATGATAACGTTTACATTAAAAACTTATACGTAACTGGCACCCAAACAGTTGTAAGCACAAATAATTTTAGCGTTCAAAGCCCATACCTTCTTTTAAACCTAACTGGTGGCGCGGTTGATGGCGGAATTTTCTTTGTTACTGGTAGCGGACTAACTGGAATAAATGACATGGGTCCAATTATTGGATTTGACCATAGTAAAAATTTTAAATTTGGAATCAGTACTAGAAATAGCGATCTTTCAACATTGCCAGATATTGCTTCGGTACAAGATATACAGGCTTATAGTGGATTTGCTACTGGGCGTTACGCCACGATAACAAATCTTGCGACTACTGGTTTGACGCTCGATACGAAAATTAATTCGTTGAGCGGAACGCTAACAGGCGGTTACGCCACGATAACAAATCTTGCGACTACTGGTTTGACGCTCGATACGAAAATTAATTCGTTGAGCGGATATGTAACTGGCGTTACTGGTACATTCGGCGCAAGCGTTAATGTTCTTAATACTTACGCAGTACTAACTACTGGTGATCAAACTATAAGTGGGGTAAAAACTTTCGTAAATCAAATCACAGCATCTAGCGGTGCAAATATTTATTTTAGTGGATTTACGGGGTCAAGCGTTAGTGGATCGCATATTGGCATTTTAATTTCTGGCGTTTGGAATAACACTGGCCAAACTTATACTGGCATTCGTTATAATATAACATTAGATAGCGGCGCGAGCGGACTTGTTCCTAATACAACAAACAGTTTGTTAAACCTCGCCGTTAATAATACTGGCGTATTTAACGTGAATAGTAAGGGGCAGGTTTTAATAAATCAATTAGGTAATGCACTTTCTGAAAATACATTAGATATAAGGCGTGGTGGGACAAGTATTGCGACATTAAAAGATGATGGCTCATTCGGAGCTTTAGTTACTGTTGGTGCTGGTGGATCATTAGGTTCTCCAGCTCTTGTTATGACTAGCAATACAGTTCGTGTGGCGTCAAATTGCAATTTTGGTTGGACTAGTAGTTCTACTGATGCCCTTAATGGAACGCAAGACTTGTTTTTAAATAGAGACGCCGCTAATATAATGGCACAACGTAATGGGTTAAGCGCCCAACAATTTCGCGTTTATAATGCTACTGGAACAAACAGTGGAGAGTTTGGTAAAATCGGATGGTCAGGTAACGTGCTTCAAATTGGAACAGAAAAGGGCGGGAGTGGAATTGCGCGCGCCTTAGAGTTTCAGACAGATGGGACAACACGGATGACCATTGCAACAGGCGGTCAAGCGACGATAAGCAATGGGGCTTTGGGAACGCAACTTACTGTAGGAAGCAATGTCGGAAACAACAATATTCAGGCAATTAGTTTCGGAGGACTTACAAATATAGGGTCAAGAATTAATTTTGCTGATTTTGAAATTTACAATGGGACGACGCCTAGCCTAAGTAACGCATATTTCAGCTGGAGAGCTAGCAGACATTGGTGTGCGTCTGGTGTTGTAATTGGCTGGGGTGCTGGAGCCACGATGCAAAACGATACTCCCGTTTTTGACTTGGGCTTGTCGAGGTCTGCAACTGGCGTATTGGCGATTGGCAGTGGTACATCAGCCAATGCATCTGGAAGCATCAAGGCTTTAAATGCAGAGTTTGCTGGAATTATCCAATTCGGCGGCACAACTAACGCCTTTCCATCAATTAGACGTAACAGTGCTGATATTCAAATTCGTTTAGCTGATAATAGTGCGTATAGTACTATGGACGCTCAACTCCGCTTACAAGGAACCGCGCCAACAACACCAACTGGTAGTGGTACAGCTGGAGACATGAGGTATGATAATAATTATATTTATATTTGTACAGCAACAAATACTTGGAAACGTACTCCAATCACTGGCGGTTGGTAAAATAGTCAAAAACATGTGTAATATAAACTTATGAGCTTATTAAATAATGGAATTCAAAATCCAGAATTATATCAATTAAAATTGATTGAACAAATGCACCAGGTATTAGAAATGCCAGCCCAATTAGCTGGATTTTTATACACACGCTGGCGCGATAGTTTTGAAGCACTGCACGGTGATCCAGCCACACGCCCACAAAAATTACAAATTTTAGGAACTAATGGCGTAGAATTATTTCAATTAAATGGCGCGCTTACACAATTCATGATCGGCCAATTAACAGGAAAGCGTGACGATCTTGTACAAGAAATAAACATGCGTTTGGCAACTTTACCACAATTTAATTTTAATGTAGATGGTACTGTTACGGAAGTTATGCCAGAGCCTACGCCAGAATAATCCAATATTATGCGTATTAGATTCCTTAAATTACCCAAACCAACTACTAATGGCCTAGTAGCCAGATTTAAAGCTGACGAGGGTATCGTAAAATCTGGTAGCATAATAACAAGTTGGGCAGATCAATCTGGTGGATCTAGCAATGCATTAGCATCTAGTAATGGACCTACATTAATTACAAATCAATTTAATGGACGACCAGCTGTTCATTTTAATGGAATCGATCAATATTTTACATTTAATTTAAATAGCGCGATAAATGCTAATAATGAAAGAACATATATAGCTATATATAAATATAATTCTATGTTTGGACAACGTGGTATTTTAGATTCTTTTTTACAAGACGATGAAGAACTTCCTAATACTCGAGCTTATATGTTTCATTATTTATCTAATCTATATTATAATGATAATAATCAAATAGGGCCAGTTAGTGGCGATTTTATTACTAATTATTTTGTACAAACAATTACAATCGATTCAGATCTTTTAGGGGTATTACGAATCAATGGGCAAGATAAGTCATACAATACTATGTTTGCTCCACAAGTGCAATATTTTACTATAGGTTGTCGTGGATATAATTGGGTTTCACAGTTGTATTCAGAATTTGCAGATGCTAATATTGTTGAAATCCTTATTTATAATAGAAAATTATCTAATAAAGAAATAGAAGAAATAGAAAGTTATGCAAATTTATTAGTATAGAAAGATATATGAAATATTTATTATTAATATTAACTATATTTTTATTAGGTTGCGAAACAACTCCTAATAATCCAGAACTGTGGATGGAACGCGAAGTAAACGCATGCCTACCAACAGCCATAGTATTTAAACAATCACTAAAAAAATATGGAGTTTGGTCTGAAGTTTTTCGCTATTCTTGGAGGGATGCTGAGACTGGAAAAATAAAAGGGCATGCAATGGTCGCATATCTTTATCCGCCAGGAAAAAATCAACTTTTTACATATGACGCGATGGGTTCTTATCGAACTTACGCTTATACAAATAATGTCCAAAATATTGCGCAATCCGCTCATACAGTTAGAGGTGCTTCAGATAAAATCTTTGCCGCCAGTTGGATTAAATAGATTTTGATAATTTATTTCACGTGTACATAATATAGTATGAGATATTTACTATTGATTGTAGCACCACTATTAACAGGATGTATTTGTTTAAATCCAGCTCATAAAAAAGCCGCGCCTCCGATTGCGAATACTAATCGCGTAATTAATTCATTAAATAATACAAAAGATAATCTGGCCAAAGCTGGTGAGTCAAATACAATTGTTGGCGAAAAAATAGATAAGGCTCTTACATTAGCAGAGCGATTAGAAATTCTTTTAAAACAAATTGAAACTGAAAAACAAAGCGCGGACGCCAAAAAAATAAAGGAACCAATCAAATGAAAAAACTTGCAACATTAATTATTTTATTAATCATATCTTCAACCGCTTTCGCTTGGCCTTGGAACGGCACGCCACTTTCTGGACCACTTGCAAAACCAACCCCACAACCAGCATTAGTTGTTGTTCAGCCCTTTTCTCAAAATCCAATTAATGACGCGCGCGCGCTCGTGCGTGAGCTAAATGGTGAATTAAAAATCGCTAAAAGTGAAAACACAAAATTAAAAAGTAATCTTGATCAGGCAAATGGAGATTTAAAAACAAGTTTCATATTAATTGAACAATTAAATAAAGATATTGCAAACTTAAAAGAGTGGGGGGTTGTTCAACAAGCCGAAGCGCAAAAATGGCTTTCTAGTTATACAAATGCAATTAAACGTTATCATCGCCTTAAAAATATAGCTGCCGCTGTTGCTGGATTGTTTGGAATGGTGGTTGGTATTTGGTTAATGGGATTTGTTCCACCAATGTATTCTGCTTATGCATTATTATTGCCAGTTGCTGGCGCTGGCGCAGCGGCTTCGGCACTATGGATATTTTTATAATTATGTGGAATAATATTACTGATATAGCTAAGAGTGCCGCGGCTTTTCTTCAAAGTGGCAAAGCTCCACCAAATACACCAATAGAATATCGTGAAGAGTTGGGTAAGATTAATTTCTTTTCATCTAAAAAATTTTTTATCGTGTTTAGCGCAATTGGAATACTTGTAGCTTTTTATTTTGTAAGCGTTGGCATTTTATTTCTAACCGCTTATACTCCATCATTAACAAGTTCGTTCGTAACTATATTTGTTGAAATTATTAAAATATTTGCGATTATTATTTCTGTATATTTAGGACTACAGGCTACTATTGATTTTAAATATGGCACTGAATCTACTTATGCAAATACTAATAATACAACCACTGAATATAGTGAACAAAAAATTATAAATGAACAAACAATTAAGTATGCTGAAAAATATAAAGATGACCCTTCATACGCACCAATAGATTGGGCATTAGAAAAAAATTTAGGACAATAATATGGAAGCCCTTAAATTAAAAAGTTTTGGACCAGAGATAAAGCAGTGGCAATTATTTTTACAAAGTGCTGGCTACAAAATTCCAGTTGCTGATGGTGCATTTGGGCCACAAACTGAACGTGAAACAATTAAATTTCAAGTTTCACACGGATTAAAACCCGATGGCGTCGTAGGAGAAAAAACTTGGAAGTTTGTTACTAAGGTTAGTGAAAATACACCGCTTTCACAAAAATGGCCAAAGCAGGACTATAATAGTATGGTTAATTTTTACGGACCAGTTGGTGAAAATCAAACCAGTCTTGAATTACCTTATCAAATGAAATTAGCTTGGGATACTAATATTATTGTTAAGAAAATTACTTGTAATCAAAAAGTAGTTGGTTCTCTACATACTATATTAGAAAATACTTTAAAAACTTATGGACAAAAAGACGTTGAGAAATTACGTCTTGATATGTTTGGCGGTTGTATTAATGTTCGTAGAATGCGTGGTGGTTCGAGTTGGTCAATTCATAGTTGGGGGGCAGCATACGATTTAGATCCTGATAATAATCAATTAAAATGGGGTCGTGATCGTGCAACTTTTGCAAAAAAAGAGTATGAGGATTATTGGAAAATTGTTGAGTCAGAAGGTTGGACAAGTTTAGGGCGTTCAAGAAATTTTGATTGGATGCACGCACAAGCTGCATATTTATAATATATTACGTTCTAATATATTCCATATTAAGCACTTCTTCATATATATTATATACTTTATTAGATTGTATATCCCAATCAAAATTTTTAACTTTATCAGTTGACTTTTTAATTATTTGATTTTTTTTATCTTCTGATAAATTAACTATTTCACTATAAATATTATTTAAATCGTTAGTATTATTTATATGAAAGTATTCAATATCTTCAACAATTTCTTTTATTCCACCAGTGGCTGTCGTAACTAATAAACATTCCGACGCTAAAGCTTCTAAAGCAACTATACCAAATGGTTCGTGATTACTTGGCATAATGACAGCATCCATTTCAAATAAGAAATCTATTTTATCTTGGTCATACAATCCTTCAATATGAAAAATATTTTTATTATTACATTTATTTTTTATATTTGAATAAAATGGTTCTTCAGCATTTTTTTCCGAAACAACAAAGTAAAAATCAATATTACATGGAATATCAGAATTTAAAATAATATCTAAACCTTTCATATGTGAGGCGCGTCCAATATAGCAAAATTTATTTTTATTTTTTCCTTTAATATGATTACTTTTATTTTCTTTTTTCCATTTTTTCAAATCTAAACCATTGTAAATAATTTCTGATTTATTTAAATAATTTGCATGTAAATTTGAATAATATTCTGAAACATGAATAATTTTATTAGCATGATATAGGCCCATTTGTTCAAATATAACTTGTAGTCCATTAATATGACTACCATCTACGCTTGAAGGATCTTCGCAATAAAAAATACCATTTTGATTAAGTTGATTTAAAGATAAATTCATCGTGACAACCAATGGTTTTTTAAAATGCCACGAAGCTAATACTCCAGCATAAAATGTTGACCAATCACAGGCATGAATAATATCAAAATTTTCTTTGAATTGTAATGCCTCAAAAAAGTAAATAGATTGTCCATAAATTGTTGTAAGCGATACATGGTCAAAATTTGGAATAGGTGCAATTACAGATCTATAATTTTCTATGTTATTTTTTTCTGGATATCCACATATATAGTAATCTACTTTTCCTTTTAATTTATTAATAATATTTTTCATTTGTTCTCCCAGTCCACCGGAAGGTTTTTCTAAAAAATCTGGAATTAATGCCAATACTTTCATATTATGAATATATAATATATTGTTTAAAAAAACAATTATTAAAATTAATTTTAAGTTTATTTAATAAATTATAAAAATAATGTGTAAATATTTATAATAATTAAAATGCCTACATACGAAAATATTTCTGTCGAAGATAAAAACGAATTTGATACTTCTGATTTATTTTTTTCATTCACTCGTCCAATACAACTTTGTGCTATGGAAATTACTAGCTTAGATAATAATAAAATTATTATAGGTTCTAAGTTGAAAAATGTTGCCCTATTAAAAGAAGAGGGTGTAAATTTACAAATGGATGCAATGAAAAATTTTAATTATTCAATTCGTTTTGATGGTATTATAGTTCAAGCGAGGGTTTCATCTGATGAGGACAAGTATTTAGCAGTAGCTTCAGTTGACCAATTAAGAGAGTATCTTCCAAAGAATATTGATCTTGACGTTAATCGTGATTTAATGGGCGTTGCATTTGACGCATTTGTTGTTAATCGCGGAAATAAAAATGGTCATATTATCAGCACAGATGTTGCTTTGGCTATGGTCGAAAATTTTATTAACAAGCCTTTTAATATAGAACATAACCGAAAAGTTGTTGTTGGAGTTTGTACTGGATATGGTTTTAGTGAGTTTGGAAGTAGTAAACCATTAACCCTTGAAGAAGTTAAAGCAAAGAAGGAGCCATTTAATGTTGTTCTTTCTGGTTACGTCTGGAAAATTGTAAATCCAGAGTTTGCCGCTGATCTCGTAGACAGTAGTGATCCGTCTTCCGAACAATATCTTTCTGTTAGTGCAAGCTGGGAGCTTGGATTCAATGAATTTAATATCGCTAAAGGCAGTAAAAATTTAGCAGACGCTTCTATTATAGAAGATGAAGATAAAATTGTTGAATTAAAAGATCGCCTAAAAGTATTCGGTGGTAATGGATCCACTGAAGATGGCGATATAATTTTATTAAATTTACAAGGTAGTGTTCTTCCATTAGGAATTGGTTTCACAAATACTCCAGCCGCTGAAGTAAGTGGTATTGCTATTTCGTATGATAAACCAGCTGAAACAAGTGCCGAAGTTACAGATATGAAATATACATGCGCAAAATGCGGATACAACGGGGTAAAAGCTGATGCTTGCCCTGAATGTGGATGCGAAGATTATACAGAGATGGAAACAGAAAATGAAAATGAACTTCCAGCTTCTGAAAATAATATAAATAAAAAAAGTGTCCTAACACAAAATAATAATGTAAAAAATATTATGCACATTAAAAATGTTGATGATATTACAGACGACTCCATGAAAGAAGTTGCTGCAAGTCATGTTCGTGAATTTATTTCCAACAAGATCGCAGAGTTAGCAACCGAATGGAAATCTAAAGTCGAAGAAAAGGAAACCGCTCTTAAAGCTGCTGAAGACCAAATTGCTACATTGAAAAATGATTTAGACGCAATTAAGGCTGACAGTGATAAAGTCAAAGAAGAGTTTGTTGCAATTCAAGAATCCTTGAAAGCTAAAGAAGTTGAAGCTACTTTTCAACATCGTATGGCAATTCTTGACGAAGAGTTCGATTTGACAGATGAAGATCGTACAATCATCGCTGAAGATTTAAACACTCTCGATAGCCAAGAGGCTTTTGAAAAGTGGTACAAGAAGTTTTCTACATTCGCAGCGGCAAAGAAAAAGTCCGCTAAAGTTGTAAAACAAGAAGCAATGAAAGAAGGCGAGCCAGCCCCTAAAGAAATGAAAGAGGAGAAGGCCGCTGAAATTATAGCTAGCGAAAAAACTGTAGAAGAAGTAATTTCGAGTGTCGAGGTAAAGGAAGAAGTCCTTCCGAACGCTTCCTCGCCTCAAGAGGCTACATTGGTCGAAAAGATCAGTGCGGCTTTCAATAAAAACAGCGTAAAAATCAATAAATAAAAGAAAGAAAAATATATTATGGCAAATTTAAAACCATTCAGAGATTACGATGAGCATGATGTTATTAACCTTTTTGCTTACAGTGGTGCCAGTGCCAATAAAGGTACTGTAGTCACTGTTAACGGCAATGGAGTTAATTTACTTGATGCTACATCTTTAGACAACCTCTCTTCATACGGTAATACTGTTTCAGCGCAATACAACGTTCCTTGGTCTGTTGGTCCCGCCGTTTCTGGCGCGAGCAAAGGCGCAATCGTTGGAATGCTCTTAAAAGACGTACGTACTGTTGACGAGAACGGTGAAAAACTTATTTTTAACCCACGCAAGGCAGCTGAGATGGATGTCATCGTCAGTGGTCAAGCAGTTCCTATTTTAACAAAAGGTATTGTTCTTGTTAGCGGTATTGTTGGCACTCCAGGATTTGGTAGCGGCGCAGCCGTTTCTGATGCTGGTGGTGGAGATCTTAAAGTAGTAGCATATAGTGCTAGTACTGCAACAGTCGGCAAATTCCTTGGACCTACAGGTTCTGATGGATTCGCCTTACTCAAGATCGAACTCTAATATTAAATAGAAAAAAATTAAAATATGAAAATTCAATTCGAAAAAAATCCTGAGCAAATCGAGCTTATCAAGGCTCTTGCTTCGGACAATAAAACTGTAGCTTTGGAAGCCCAAGAAGCTTTCGCAGCTTTCATCAGTACTGTTGTTCAGCAAGTTCTCGAACAAGCTGGAACAGCCAGTATGATCTATCGTGACGTAGAATTTGACGATGAGGACGCTCCTTCGATCCCTCTCGACTTATACTATGGTCAAAATGAGGGTAGTGTAAGCGTTTGGTCGCAGACTGTCGGTGGTGGACTCCCAACAAACTTTGTTCAAGGCATGCAAGAGATGAAGATTAATACCTATCGTCTTGATAGTGCTATCTCCATGGACAAGCGTTATGTTCGTAGGGCTCGCCTCGACGTTGTTGCTGCTGGTTTAGAGCGTATGGCCAATGAAATCTTGGTTAAACAAGAGCGTAATGCATGGGCTGTTATTCTCAAACTCTTGGCCGAAGCAAGTACGCAAGGTACTCGTCACATTCTCAAGAGCACTGCTAGTGATGTGTTCCAACTTGATGACATGAATAGACTCTGGACTCTTGTTCGCAGACTTAACTCTGCTTACACGGGTGGCACTCCACAAGCTTTCCAAAGCCGTGGTTTGACAGACTTATTCGTAAGTCCAGAAGTTAAAGCTCAGATTCGCGCATTTGCTTATCAGCCAATGAACACGCGTTCTGGAAAAACTGAGACAAGTGGTGCTACTTCTATAGCTCTTCCTGATAGTGTTCGTGAACAAATCTATCGTGCAGCTGGTGCAACCGAAATCTTCGGCGTAACTATCAATGAAATGCTTGAGTTAGGAACTAGTCGTAAATATAACGATTTATTCTCTACTTTTGCTGGAAGTACGGCATATGATGGCGGCAGTGCCTTCGTAAGTTCTTCGAGTGAGCTTATCGTTGGTATTGATGCAAGTCGTAATGCCTTCTTGCGCCCAGTAGCAGTTCAGAGCGAAAGCCGTGGTCAAGTCAAGGTTCTTCCTGATGATCAGTTCTTATCGCGCAGTCAAAAGGTCGGCTTCTACAGTTTCGTAGAAGAAGGTCGCGTGGCTGTTGATGCTCGTGCCGCTGTTGGTTTGATTGTTACATAATAAATCAATCAATAGATAAAAAATTAGAGCCGTCCTTCGGGGCGGCTCTTTTTTTTTAGTGTAAAAAGACTTGAATGGATATTATTTTTTCTCCACATGACTATGGTGGAGGTTTTTTTTCTCAATTTAATTTAGTGATGCAAGGACTTAAATATTATAATAATAATATTAATAAAGTTTTATGGAATATGAAGGATACTAAAGTATTTAGATATAATTCCGGATGTATTTTCAAAATTTTATTTGAAGAATATAATTCACATTTACAAGACCATGAAAAACAAATAAAAATAAAAGAATTTTTATATTCAAAAGATACTGGTCCATATATAATAGATAAGTATCACTCAAATGATCCAAAATGGAAATTTGATTATAACGAAATATATAATAAATATATAGTACATACAAAATATTTAAATCAAGTATATAATACAATTTATATTAATCAATTAGAAAAATATAAAAATATACCTAAAATTGGCTTATTAATTAGAAATAATAACTTAAGTCGTGAACAACCGAATGGGGTTATGCCGAGTCTTGATAAATATATTTCAGCAATAGAAACTTTAAATATAAATAAATATATTTTAGTTTGTGCGATAGATAATTTAGAAAGTTTAAATTTTTTTAAAAAAAACTATAATATTATATATAACCAATTTATAAAACGATCAAACAATGCTGATGATATTGAACCACATCATGTAAATAATATGCGTGCTATAGATGGGGCATATCATTATTTAGAAAGTTTTATTTTAAGTAAATCAGATTATTTGATTCATCCAGTATCTAATATGGCGACAGCAGCGATGTATATGAATCCTAAAATTAAAAATATATTTTTATATTAAAAATATTAGATTATTTTTATACAAATTATCATAATAATTAATATGAATGCTAAAAAAAGAGGTCGTCCATCCAAACAAATGCTACAAATTCATGGGAAAGATGAGTCTGGAACAGTAAAGCGTGCGCCAATGACACTAGATGAAATTCTTGGCGAGTCATTATCAATATATACTGCACAAAGTTCCGATGAATATCGTGGACAATTAACAGAAATGAATATGACTGATTTACAAGCACATGCTTATAAAGTAGGCCTGGTTCCTACAGAAGATCGTAAGGTCTTAATGGATCGTCTAACTCAAGAGTTTTCAAAATGGAACTCGCGCTATAATGCAACGGCAGTTAATGCTGAAGGAATTAAATCTATGGAAGATTTAGATACGAAAGCCAAAAAGATCTTGAGAGAAGGTGCCTAGTTTTTTGTGTAAAATAGTATGTGGACGAATATTTTACAAAATTCATTTATAGTGTACATAATGATTTAGGTCAACCCGAAAATTATTCTATTTCTAGATTAGCGGCATGGTTTTTAGATGACGCAAATATAGGAAAATTAAATAATTTAATTGGCACTGTTTTTACTAATAAAAAAGTTGATGCCAATTGTGGTACCTTTGGGTACTTATTAGATCCTAGTCCGTCTAATGACCAGCTAGCAATCTATAAAATGCTATTTGACTATGAGTACTATAAAAATGAAGCCAGAGTTAATGCGAAAAGTGCAGCAAGTGTGGGTGGTGACTGGATAAATTTACGTGAAGGCGATAGTTCTATTTCAAGAGTAAATAAGAATGAAATTTCTAAAAATTTTAGATCTTTAGCTCGTGACGCAAAAGAAGACTTAGATAAAGCTGTTAAACTTTATCTTAAATACAACGCGGTACCAGATCAAGTTGCTGGAGATGACACTCAAGGCGTTAGTAATTATATTATTCAAGAATACGCGCGGATAACTTATTAATATGGCATCGCTTATAACAGACGAACAAAAATTAGCTTATGGAAATGTATTTAATGATATACATGATACATTTTCTAGAAAAATTATTGTATTTAAAACACCAATTAGAACTGTTATATCTACAGACTTAAATTATAATTTTTTATATGGTAATAATCAAGACGGATTAAAAGTCCAATATACGCCTATAAGTGGAGTATTTGATGCCAGAATTAAATGGCTTGATCCACAAGCATTACAAGGTTATAAAGAAATTAAAGAAGAAATTCATGGAAATGTATGTAGATTAAAAGTTAAAAAAGATGCTGTAGATTTTTTGGATGGTTCCGAACGTATAGAAATAGATGGAAAATATGTTCAATTTTTTGGATCCACTCAACCGCATGGGTTATTTGATGTAAATTTTTATACCATGTATTTTGAAGAAAGCGAGTAAATATGGCTGGACAAATAAATAAAAAAGAACTTCTAAATATTGTATATAATAGTAATGCTGTTAAAAATGTTGCTATGCAAATAGTTAAAGAGAATTTTGAAAAAGAAAAGCAGCAGTTAATACAAGAATTTTCTACGCATCCAATTACGCAAGAATTAGAAGCTGGAGAAAATTCTGACAACTCTTCTGGAACGCTGGGTGGATATGGAAATCTTTTTTCATTTATAGGGTTTAGAATCGGAGATTATCCTACCGAAAAAGTCAAAGAATTACTAAGAAAGATATCTGTACAAAAAAGGGTGGGGCGACAAAATAATGGATTTGTTTTTCGTATTAACGTACCATCAAAAGATGAGTTAATCAGTGCAACCAAAATGCCTTGGGAAAGTGGTCGTAGTTGGTTATTCGGAATAGAACAGGGTATTTCTGGGCTTGGCGCTTATTTGTATGGAAAATTTGAAGAATCTCGTTCAGGTACTGGCATACAAACTCGTAAAAATTATAGTGGTAGAATCTATAGACCTACAAAATATTTTACATCTATATACAATAGATTTCAAAATAAATTAAAAATAAATAAATGAAAGCTTCATATCTTAATAATTTAACTTCAAGTTTTTTTCTGTGGTTAGATCATGAGGTCTTATCAAGAGGTGAAGCATTTATTAATTATACTGGAAAATTATATGCGACTACTGATCCAAATTTTAATAATAATACTTCTATTTATGGGTCACCATTCAAACAGTGGGTTTACGATTCGAGCATAAATGGTGCCATAATACCTAGTGGAGTTTATTCTAATAATACTTTTATTCCCCGAGGACAAAGTGGATTAGCTATTCATTATAATTATGGGCGTGTCATTTTTAATAATAATGTTGTTCAAAACAATAATTTAACTGCAAGGTATAGTCTTAAAGAATTTAATATCTACTATACAGATGAGCGTGAAGAAAAATTATTATTTGAAAAGTCAAATACAATTACTCCTAGAGTAACTACAGTAACTGGCACTTTAAATTCTATAGATTTACCTTATCCATGTATATTTTTTAAATTAAAATCAAATGAAAATAAACCTTTTGCTTTTGGTGGGTTGGATACTACTGAAAATTTAATTACATGTACCGTCTTAGCTAAAGATATTTTTTCATTAGATAGTGTTACTTCTATTCTTGCAGATAGTGCTAGAAAAGTTTTTCCAGTTTTCGAATCTGATATGTTACCTTTTAATTATTTAGGAGACTTAAAACTAGGGACGAGTTTTAATTATACAGATTTATGTTCACAAAATCTTAATAATTTAGTATATATTGATAGGGTTAGCGTATCAAAATTTGATGAATTTACAAATTTATTTGTGAATAAAAAATGTATGGCTGCTATTGTAGATTTTGAATTAAAAAGTATAAGAAAACCAAGAAACTATTAAATAAAGAGTGTCTCATATAAATATTTAATGTAATTATAATTATGGCAAGAAATAGAACAATTTATAATGTATTAGCTTTATACGCAAGCCAACTCACTGGCATTGCTGGAGCAATAACTGTAACTGGAGTTCAAACTGGTGCTGGCGATATTTTACAATTATCAAGAGTACAAAGTTTTGATGAAGATTTTACTCGTAATTTTACGGATATTAACCAGTATGGTAATTTATCAGCTATTGATCGTATTGAAGTCCAAGCACCAGATGTTACCTCTAGTTTCTCATATTATGTTAACGATGGACGTAATGAAAAATTGCTTGGATTTACAGTTGCTGCGAGTGGGGACAGTCAACTCAGTTCATGCATTTCTGGTCTTTTAAATAAAACTACTGATGAAAAAAATTATTATCTTTTAATTGCAGACGAGGGTAATGATGCTGCGGGTTATACTAATGCAAATACTGGTGTTATTGGTATTGGCAATGGATTTATTACATCATATAGTGTTAAGGGCGCTGTAGGTGAAATACCATCTGCTGATGTACAAATTGAAGCTTTAAATATTAGAATTTATACTGGAGTTGATAATAAACAGGCGAACCCATCTGTGAATGCTATTGATGGCACTGCAAGTACAGCAGCGTTTAACTTGCCACAAGCTAAATCAATTACAGGAATCGCTATTCCAACAGCTCTACAACCAGGCGATATTACTTTAAAAATGATCCGTGGTAGTAATTCTAACTCTGGAGCCTTTGGTTTTGATGATAATGAGTTAAAAATCCAAGATTTTACTTTATCTTTTGATCTTTCACGTACCCCACTTCAAAAACTCGGAAATCGTTTTGCATTTTCTCGTGAAATTGATTTTCCAGTTACAGCTAGTTTGGAAATAAATGCAAATGTTGGTGAACTAAAAACTGGAAGCCTATCAGAACTATTATGTAATGATCCAAATCAAGACTTCCAGATTGACATGAAAAGACCTGGATGCGGAACTAGCAAAATGAGTTCTTTAATTTATCAATTTAAAAATGCTAAATTAGTTTCTCAAAGTTTCAGCTCTTCAATCGGAGATAATGCAAGTACGAATCTAAAATATGAAGTACAGTTAGGTTCTCCACAACAAACTGATCGTGGTATATTTATATCTGGTACATACACTAATACAAGTCTAAGTACTGTTTATTAAAAAAACTAATAATATAGAAAAATGGGCACCTATGGTGCCCATTTTTTTTGTTACGTGTAATCTAATTTAGGCAAAAGGTTTATAAAGGATGAATATTAATTTAAATGATTTTATTAAAGGATTTTTATTTAGAGATATAAAAAAACTATATTTAAGTTTTTTATATATTCTTGAAGACCTTAAAGGTCAAGATAAAATTAGTGAAGAAGATTTTCAAAGATTAAGAAAACGTGTTCTTGACTATGGGAACAATTGTTCTAGGAACATCGAAGAAGAACTAAATAATTTTGATTTTAAATTAAAAAATAAATAATATAAATATATGAATAAATGGCTATATGAATTTGACGCAAAGAATGTTATTAAAAAAGATGATGGCAGTCAGGAAACTGTAATCAAAAAATTTGCATTACTAAAACCAAATCGACGTTTACGTGAAGATGGCGAGCTTTTTTATGCCACTGAAACCTCGCGTTTTGCAAAAGCTGGTGTATTACCTAAAGCTGCATGGGGGACTATTCTTTCAAATGGTGGTGGAAGTATTAGTGATCAAGAACGTGAGCAGTATGGTAGTTTACTTTTAAAGTTTAGAGATCTTTCTTTCGAATTACAATCAATTCTAATTAAAGGTGAGGGGGAAAGAACAGTAGCCGAAAAAACCCGTTCAAATGATTTAATTAATGACTTGGATGATATTCGTAGAGAAATTCAAAATTTCGAGTCTTCTCAAATTGCTATTTTTGAAAATACAGCTGAAGCAAAAGCTCGTAATAGAACTATTTTATGGTGGGTAATGAATCTTGCGTATAAAAAAAATGAAGATGATTACCAAACACTTTTTGAAGGAAGTACTTTTGAAGAAAAGTTAATTCAATATGATTCTTTTGAAGATAATGAAAATAAATATGAATTTTTATTAGGAGTAATTAGGCGTGTAACATATTTGATTACACTTTGGTTTTTAGGAAGAATCGATACAAAAGAAGATTTTGAAATGTTTGATAAAAATTTCTTAAAAGAAAATAAAATAGATGTAGAGGAGACTAAAATTATATCTGAAGAGTCTTCCTTGATAGAAGAAATTAAACCCTAAGAATGTGGATAATAGTTACGACTATGGTAGAGTTTATAGTGAAATATGTAATAAATTTACTTTAAATTTTTTAGATAAAATACCAGTTTATTTTAAACATGCCACGCTAGCAGAACATTTTAATAATTATTCAAATTATGATATTTTCTTACGAGAAGGCAAAAAAAGAGGGTTATATTTAGAAGAAACTAAATTAAAAGAAGCGATTGATAATAATTGGTGGTCTAATGATAAAGAAGAAACTATTTCTATTTTAAAAAAAACAATACAAAATTTATTTAAAACAAAAGAAAAACTATTATACCACTCCCAAAAAGAGGGCATAGATAAACAAATAAAAAGAAATCAATCTATTTTATTCACATATCAAAAAGAACGTAAAGAAATTATAGGTTTTACATTAGAAGAATTTGCAAATAATAAATTATCAGATCAGTTATTAATATCTTTTAC